TCAGCAACCCTTATCTATGATAATGCTGGCAACTCAGATTATCTTGCATTTGTTGAAGATGTATTAACAACAGGTGATGCTGGTGACGCATTATTTGAATTATTCCCAGATAGTTCAGCTAGTTCTAAAAAGTTTGGCTTTTCTGGAATTATTACAAACGCAGAATATGGAGCAACACTTGGCGAAATCCAAGAAATAAACATAAGTTTCCAAGCAACAGGTGCCATAACATCAGATATATAGTAAATTAAAGTAATAATATAAATACATATGCCAGCAAAAAGGACCGTTGATCTTATTACTGAAGCTTTCAGCGAGGTAATGAGTAACAGAAGAAAGTATGAACTTAAAAAGCCAAATGGTGAACTTTTAAAAGAATTATATTTTCCACCTTTAACTAGATTTGACAGAATGCAAGCACAAGCTGCAACTGGTACTGATGATGCATTAGCAATATCTACTAGATTACTTTGTCAACTTGCACAGAATGAAGATGGCACAAAAGCTTTTCATTCCGCAGATGCTGAAAATTTAAAAAGATTTTTACCAGAAAAAGTTTTAAACGAAATTGAGTTGTTTTTGTTTGAAATAAATTTAGATATTGATACAGCAAAAAAAGATTAAGGCGAGATAACTGGTTAAATTTTGAGTTTTTTCTCGCAACAGAATTAGGAAAAACAATACAAGAATTGAGAAAATCTATTACTGAAGAAGAGTTAATATATTGGGCTGCATATTATGAAGTAAAATACGAAAGAGAAGAAAAAAATCGTCAAAGGGCAAAAAACAGGTAATATATAAGAAATGTCTTTTTGTAAATTAAGTGGCTGAAAGTATAGTTACCCTAAGAGTTGAAGCAAGAAATGCAATATCTTCTTTAAATAGAACTTCGCAAGCAACAAAAACATTATCAAAATCAGCAAATGGAGCTACAGCATCCTTAACAGCAGCATCAACTGCAGCAAAAGGATTGGGTGCCTCATTGGCCGCATCACTTGGTCCATTACTTACTGTGGGTGCTGCTTTTGCTACTGTTGGCAATGCAATAGGAACTTTTACAGCTAGAGAAAGGGATGTAGATATTCTTAGACAAGGTCTTGTAAATTTAGGTGAAGGTACTGCTGCTCTTAATGAGTTACAAAAAGCAGCAGATAGGTTAGGCAATCAGACTTTATTTAATCAAGAAGAATTTACAAGAGGTTTTAACCTTTTAACAAGTTTTAGAAATATTGGTGTTGATTCATATGAAAGAGTTGCACAAGCAGCAGCAGATATAGCACAGGTTAACCAAGTTGATGTCAGCACATCATTTATGCAATTAGCAAAAGCACTACAAGACCCTGAAAGAAATTTATCAAACTTAAATCGTTCTGGTATTGCTTTTACAAAACAACAGACAGAAGTAATAAAACAATTAATGAAAACAAATAAAACTGCAGAAGCCCATGCAATGATTTTAACTATTGTTGAGGAAAGTTATAATAAACTTGCTCAAGCAGCTGCAGAAGGTTTTGCTGGTAATGTTGATTCTTTGGGCGAAGCTTTTAGGGATTTTTCAGAAACACTAGGACAAGCACTTGAACCTGTTTTAATCGCAACAGTAAAAGGTTTAACAGCGTTAATTAAAGCAGTAGATGATCTGTTTAATTCGCCTCTTGGCGTAACAGCTGGTATTTTCACTGCTATCGCTTTAGCAGCAAAAGGCGTTTCAGTAGTATTACCTTTGGTAAGTGCTGGTTTAATGAAAGTAGCTGCTGCAGGTGGTGTAGCTACTATTGCTTTAAATGCTTTACCATTTGTTGCTGTTGCAACAGGTATCGGAGCAATTGTAACAGCGTTAGTTAAACAAAGAGAAGCACAAAATAAAGTTACTGAAGCAATCAAAGAAGGTGAAGTCGCACAACTTCGTGCTTTAGAAAATGATTTAAGTATAAAAATGGCAAAGGAATTTGCTATTATAAATTCTTCAAATGATAAAAGGTCTATACGAGCAGCAGAAAAAAGATTGGCAATTTTGCGTGAACAGTTTAAGCCTATAAGAGACAGGATCAATGAAGTAATAAGAGAAAATGCAGAATTAGAAAAAACAAATAAATTAAAAAAAGATGCTCTTGATAAAGATAAAAAATTAAAAGATTCAGCTAATGAACTTAAGAAAAAATATATGGAGATTGGTGAAAGTGTAGAACAAGGTATTGTAGATAATTTAACTAATGCCGTTATGGGAACTCAAACACTTGCTCAGTCAGCAATAAATGTTTTAAATCAACTAAAAAGAAAACTTATTGAAGTAGCCATACAAAGGGCTGTTTCTGGTATAGGAAATAAAATTGGTGGATTTTTAGGAAATCTTTTTGTTAAAAAAAGAGCAACCGGTGGCCCTGTGTCTGCTGGTGGTTCATACCTTGTTGGTGAGAGAGGACCTGAAATTTTGCAGATGGGGTCAAGAGGTGGCAATATTATCCCAAACAATGCAATAAGTGGAGGCGGTACAACAAATATGATTACAGTAAATGTAGATGCAAGTGGCTCATCTGTCGCTGGTAATGGTTCAGAGGCAGATCAGTTAGGTGGTTTGATTGCTTCTGTAGTGCAAGCAACTATAATTGATGAACAAAGGGCAGGGGGTTTATTAAATAGATAATGGCTACATTCCCATCAATAACTCCCACATATGGGATGAGAAAAACAAGTAAGCCTAAAATAAGGGTTTCAACTCTTGGTGATGGGTATGAATTTAGAAGCTTGTATGGCTTGCCCTTATCTCAAGACCCAAAAGTATATGATTTAACTTTTAACGTATCTGAGACTGATGCAGACGTGATAGAAGCTTTTTTAAGAAGTAGAGTCGCAGATCAGGCAAGTTTTACATTTACACCGCCAGCAGAGGGATTTACAAAAACAGGTACATATTCGCAAAGTGGAACTACTGTGACTATTAGTATAACCTCACATGGAGTTGCTATTGGTGATGTTCTGACTATTGATTACACCTCTGGTTCTGCGGCAGATGGAACTTTTAGTGTTGCTTCAACAGCAGATTCTGATACTTTTACTGTAACAGCTGCAAGTTCTGGAACAAATAGTGGCAACGTTTCAATCACATTATCTGGGGCTGGACAATATGTTTGTGATACATGGACAAAAACAATACCTTATAACAACAGAGCAATAATAAATACAACATTTAGGGAGGTATTTGAACCATAAATGGCAAATCCTACAACTGAACTTCAACAACTTACAAATAAATCAATAATTGAATTATTTTCTGTTGAATTAAAAGCTGATATACATTATACAAAATCTGCAAAAACAGCTACCTACAGTCAATCTTCATCAACTATTACTATCACTCTTAATTCTCATGGGTTTTCTGCTGGCCTGATCTTGAGTCTTGATTTTACCTCTGGAAATGGAATTGATGGTGTTTATACAATTCAAACAGTTGCAACAAATAGTTTTACTGTCAGTGGTACAACTTCACAATCAACAAGTGGCAATGTGTCATTTAACGTAAATAGTACATTAACAAATCCAACTGTTTATTTATTCCATGCTGGAAATAATATGAAAGATAGTCTTGATATTGTATGGCAATCAAATACATATACAAGAATCCCTGTAAAAGCAGAAGGTTTTAAATATTCTGGTAAAGGTAAGCTTCCAAGACCAACAATTACTTTTTCTAATTTATTAGGAACTATTACTTCAATTCTTCAATTAACAAATCAAACAACAGCTTTTTCTGATCTTGCAGGTGCAAAAGTTACACGCAGACGAACTCTAAGCAGGTTTCTTGATGCGACAAATTTTCCAAGTAGTGTAAATCCTTTTGGAACGCCAGATGGTACAGCAGAGTTCCCAAGAGAAGTTTATTTTATTGAAAGAAAAACTATTGAAAACAGAAATATTGTTCAATTTGAAATGGTAGGCTCTTTTGATTTGTTTGGTATAGCAGCACCTAAAAAACTTGTTACCAGAGCTGATTTTGCTGGAGTTGGAACTTTTGTTAATGCTTGATATGTATTGGAAAGAATCATTTAAAAATTATGCAAAAAATCAAGCACCAGATGAGGCTTGTGGTCTTTTAGCAATAATAAAAGGAAAAGAAACATTTTGGCCTTGCAAAAATTTAGCGGAAGGCAAATTTGAGTTTTTTATTCTTGATCCTGATGACTGGGCAGATTGTGAAGATACAGGTGAGATTATCGGGGTTGTACATAGTCACCCTGTAGGATCAGCTACAGCATCAGATAACGACAAGGCAGCTTGTGAACATCTTGGCTTTCCATACTACATTTATAGTATTGAACATGACCACTGGGAACAGTTAGAGCCATCTGGTTGGAAAGCACCTACATTGATTGGAAGAAAGTTTATATGGGGAAAATATGATTGCTGGAGTATAATTTCTGATTGGTATTTAGAAACAAAAAATATAAAATTAAAGGAGTGGAAAAGACCAAAACGTATAAAAGAATTTATAGAAAATCCTTTATTTGAAAAAGGTTTACCTTTGACAGGATTTAAAAAACAACCTAATAATGATTGTTTACAAATAGGCGATGTTTTATTATTTCAATCAATAACAGGAAATTTAGATCATGTTGCTGTTTATATTGGCGATATGATGATATTAAATCACAATATAAAATCATTAAGTTGCAGAGAGCTTTTTGATTTAAGATACCAACAAGCACTCAGAGGAGTTTACAGATATGCAGCTTAAAAAAATAAAAGTATATGGAAAACTTAGAAAGTTTTTAGGTAAACCATATTTTGAAGCTGCTGTTCGATCACCGCAACAAGCCTTAAGTTTTTTAATGGCTAATTTTGAAGGATTGCAAAAGCATATGAATGATCAATTATATAAAATTAAAATGGGTGGCAGAGAAATCACAGAAGATTATCTTTCAATGTCAGGTCAGGGAGATATTCAAATAATACCAATTGCAATAGGTTCAGGCCCAATTATTCCTATACTGGTTGGTGCTGGTGGTATAGCTGCTGGAACAGCTATAGCTGCTGGTGGTGTAAGTATTTTGGGTATAACTATTGGTGCGCAAGTAGGTACATTATTAACAACAATAGGAACTACAATGCTGATTGATGGAGTTGCGGGTTTAATTTCACCACAAAAAACACCTCAAAATGTATCATCTGTTAGTGATATTGATCCATCGATAAGGGGATCATATTCTTTCAGTGGTATCCAAAACGTTAGTACCAGTGGTGTTCCAATACCTATAATTTATGGGCTTGTTTTTAGCGGTTCAATTTTGATCAGTTCGGGTACTGACACCGCCCAAGTAAGACAGAGTATAGACTGATGGTAAGACTTGTAGAAGGAGGAGATCAATTATTTGGTAAAGACCCAGATTCGAGGGTTGTTGATCCTGATTTAATAGATGGAGGACTTAGATCAAAGCAATTTGCAACGGTGCTGGATCTACTAGGGTATGGAGAAATTGATTCAATATTTGATGAAGGTGGTGCTGGTACAGATACATTTCGAAAAAATATATTTTTAAATAACACTGCACTGCAAAATTCACTAGGAGAAGAAAATTTTACGAATGTTGAGGTATTTTTTAAAAATGGTGCTAGTGATCAAACAGCTCTTCAAGAAATAAATGCAATACAAAATACAATTCCAGTTGGTGTTGCATTAACAAATTCCCCTTTTGCTACTGAAAAAACAGGCACTTATACACTTGCAGGAGGCGGTGGTCAGACAGTGAGTGGTGTTACTCTTACTGCAAATCAAATGTTGATTGAAATATCAAATCATGGATATGCAATTGGAGAGGTGGTTCATTGGGAAAATACAACTGCTACTGCTACTGTTCAAACTGAAAATCCACAAACACAAAAAATAGTTTCAGTACCTGATAGTGGAAAATTTGTAATAGATACGACTTTTGAAAGTACATCCTTTCAAAATGGCAGTTGCACAGTAAAAACAAGTCAAGGCTTATCCAGAACAATATCCAATACAGATGTTGATAAGATTAGAGTCACAATACAATTTCCAAATCTACAAAAATTTGAAGATGATGGAGATGTAGTAGGTACTGAAGCAAGAGTCTCAATCAGAATTACAGAAAATGATGGTACTAATCACAATCCTGTAATTTTAGATCAAACAAATGGAAAAGCGACAAGTCCATATGTTAAAGATTTTGAAATAAATTTTGGCAAGACAATGAGTTTTCCTTTGACTTTGCGTGTTTTTAGAAATACAGCCGACAGCACAGATTCAAAACTACAAAACTCTACGAATTGGCTGTCCTACACAGAAATGAATACAGATACAAGTGCATATCAGGGTTTTGCATATGTGGCTCTAAGATTTAATGCTCAAGAATTTCAAAGTTATCCCAGACGTATATATAGAATCAAGGGTACTAAGATCAAGGTTCCTCATGGAACAACTGTTGATAGTACAAATGGTAGGGTTGTTTATCCAGATGGATATACATTCAACGGTACATTTAAAACAGATAAAGAGTGGTGTTCAGATCCAGCTTGGATTTTATATGACATATTGACAACGGATAAAGGTTTTGGAGGTGATGATGGAATAGTGCAAGAAGAAAATCTTGATGTTTTTAGTTTTTATTCTGCAAGTGCTTATGCAAGTGCTTTAGTTACTGACCCTATAACAAACACAACAGAGCCAAGATTTAGCTGTAATGTAATTTTAAATCAAAGAAATGACGCATATACACTTATAAATGATCTTTGTGCTGTAATGAACGCCATGCCTTTTTATAGTAATGGTACATTGCAGATATCACAGGACAGACCAACTGATACATCAACAAATACATCTGATCCACAGTATGTATTTAATAATTCAAATGTTACTGAAGAAGGTTTTACATATACTAATCAAGCGGCAAGATTGAAATATACAGAGGTAGAGGTGCAGTATTTTGATAATGATACACAGTCAATGGAATTTGAACTCATTACCGCAGATCAGATAACAGCTTTGGGTTCTGGTTCAAGTGGATTAAACGCAATAACCAAATTTGGAAGAACAAGAAAAACATTAAAGGCTTTTGCTTGCACTTCAATTGGTCAAGCAAATCGTCTTGGAAGATGGTTTCTTTATTCTAATTTACTAGAAAGTGAAGTTGTTACCTTCACAACCACACTTGAAGCTGGTGTGATTGTAAGACCATCCACAATTCTTGCAATTGCAGATTCTGTAAGGGCAGGGGTTCGTAGGGGTGGCCGAATTAAAACAGGCATTTCAACCACACAGATAGCTGTTGATGACACAACAAATACTGATTTAGCCTCTGAAAACTCGGCAACATTATCTGTTGTTTTACCTGATGGCTCTACCGAAACAAGATCAATAAGTGCTGTATCAGGGGAAATAATTACTGTTTCTTCGGCATTTTCATCAACTCCACAAGCAAATAGTGTTTGGGCAATAGAAAACACTGTTACTCAATTACAAATTTTTAAAGTTGTTTCTATTGAAGAAAAAAATCACTGTGAATATACAATTACTGCTGTTATACATGACACAAATAAATATGCACAAGTTGAAGATACAACTGTTCCATTTAATCCGAGAACAATAACGACTTTAATAGATAAAGCAGAAGCACCTAGTAATTTATCAGCAACAGAGCAAATTGTTGCTTTAAATAACAGAGCTGTTTCAAAAATATTTGTTGCATGGCAACCAGTTCAGGGTGTAAAAGAATATTTGTTAGAGTTTCAATTTGAAAATGATAATCCTGAAAGAATAAGAGTTGCCAGACCTAGTTTTGAACTACTTGAGTCAAGAGTAGGTACATATAAATTTGCAGTGAAATCATACAATACTTTAGGAGTTTTAAGCACAGGCACTTCAACATTAACTTTTACTTCTGTAGGAAAAACTGCTTTACCTGAAGATCCAAGTGGATTAACAATTGAACCTGTTTCAGCACAATTTGTTAGATTAAGATTTAACCCTGCTACTGATGTTGATGTTATTCATGGTGGAACCATATCCGTTAGGCATACACCATCTGTTGACCCTGCTGTTGCAACATTTTCAAATGCAACAGAAATTATCCCAAAACTTGCTGGAAATATTACAGAAACACTGGTTCCAGCTTTAACAGGAACATATTTAATTAAATTTATTGATGATGGTGGGCGTAGATCGGATAATGCAGCAAAAATAATTGTTACACAACCAGACCCACAACCACATCAAGTAATACTTACAGAAAGAGAGGATACAGATTCTCCACCCTTTCAAGGTGAAAAGACAAACACTTTCTATGATGCAACTTTTGATGGATTGTTATTAGATGGAACCTTATTGATAGATAGTATTACTCAAAACATAGATGATTTATCTAATATTGACTTTGCTGGCCCAATTAATTCAAGTGGTAGTTATGAGTTTCA